CGGGTAGAAAAAACTTTTGTGTTTTTTGATTGTCTACTTGACGGGTCGCACACCAATTTCCAGGCTTTTTGCAAGGTTGGTATCATCAGAGAAGCCTTGCGGAAAGCTCGGTTTTCTTGTATGGAAACATATCTACTTTAGGGGCTGACCGGAGAAAAATTGAGTAGCCAGAGAATAGCGGTATGGTTTAGGCTATGAATTAGATGTCATAGGTTGTGGCACTGGGATTGTTGTTAGAACCGACCGCAGTTTAAGCCACTTGATATTAAGAGGCAGACGTGGCAGTGGAATAGATAACTTTGAAAGAGAGAGTTGAAATGTTTAAAGATATTTGTATTAACAGTAAATCTTGCGAACTCATGAAATCTGTGAATAAACCTAAATATGGAAGTAGGGCTATATTGACAGATTCATGTTGGGAATATGTGGCGTTGTTTTTAAAGCGTCAATCAATGGCTGGAGCTAGTGATGCCTTATTTTATTGGGAACAGGCGCATAGTTTCTATTTAGCGTCACAGGAACTCCCAGATAACGCACGACCACTAACATCATATTATTGCATTTTAAACGCAGCTAAGGCTTTATTGCGATATAAAGGTGTTGATGATAGCAAATTAAAAAACCATGGAATATCATCTGTTAGAGATGATACTAATATGACAAATATAAAAGAGGCGTATACATCGATAAAAGGTGCTGGAGTTTTACCTGAGTTGTCAAGATATTACGGTCATAATATAGTTACAGGTCATTACACAATGGCGGAATTACTTTATAATATCCCATGTGTTCATAGAGCATATTGCATTACTTTTTCCAAACCGGAGATTTTCATTCCTATCAGCAAACCTGTGTTCGTAAAAAAAGACAACTCTAAGGAAGCATGGATTAAATTCGAAGTTTCTGGAAGGTATGCAAATGCTAAGGCTCTTAAGAATTTGCCATCGAAGTTTGAAAGAGACCTAGGTGTTGATGATAAATATGTTATTAGAATGAAAAAAAGATTCAATTGGGATATTCACAAGCCAATTGAAGAGCGTAAAAAAGCACTAAACAAATATCACGAAAAGACTAGAGGTTATCTTTTTTACATATTTGGTGAGGCAAAATTATGGTATATAAAGAAAGAAGTTTCGGGAAATGACAACTTAGCAAATATGTCGTCAACAGTATTGATTTTTGCCGTGTTTCATTGGATAAGTGAATTGGTCAGATATAACCCGAAATTATTTAGCAAATACATGAAATCAAAACAGAACTGGCTACTACATGAATTCATTAATAATGCATTAGACCAATTTGTAGATGAGGTAGGATGTGAAATAACAGGTGAAGATATTATGTGTACCGGATACAGAAAATGACATAAATAATTCACAAAACCCTCTCGGTTATTATAGCCGAGAGGGTTTTTGTGTAAAAAACTTATTAATAATATTATTACAAACTTCAGTAATAAAAGGCATTGACGATTGAACTGAAAAATAGTATATTTATTACAAACACTGATAATAAATATTACTCAAGGAGGTGATAAAAATGCTTATTTCTAAGAATATACAAATCGAATTTGCGGATTCAACAATAAAAGCCATTGACGCCATTTATGATATAAGAGAAGGAGTCAGGAGTGCATCGTTGAATCTTTATTCGAGATACGGTGTGCAGATACAGACCCCAATGGTTTATGGTGATGATAAGGTAGTGGTAGAAGTCAAAATTCCAGAAGAAATTGTGGATACATTTTCAATAGGCCCTCATTTAAAAGGTGTTGCTACATATTTACTTAAGCAATGTAATGGTAGATATGATGATTATCTTGTAGGAAAACGCTTATTGAGCTATACAGAAATTGCAGCACCTGATGCATCTGAAAATAAATTCCGTATGGAAGATAGACTGGAGGCGGTTTCAAATTTCGCAAAATTGCTTGAAAGGTCTGATGAAGAAGCCATGGATGCGATTAGTAAAATATTGATAATAATAAAGGAGGTTAACCAAAATGATATTACAAGTATTTAAGAACGTTGGTAGTACATTGAGTATAGCTGACGCGTATACGGCATTGATTTCGGTATATTCTAATCAAATTTATCCGACGAAAAAGGCTGCAGGTTCTCTTGGCGGAGCAGTAAATGGTGGCACAATTATATTGAAAAATGGTTGTTATGTGAGAGTGAGGTAGAATATGGATAATGCATACGCAGATAATTTGACATATGGCGCATCGGAATTAGCAAAGAGAAGCAGTGTATCTGTATCCCTGACAGGGTGGCCAGCTGCTTTTGCAATAATGTCTATTCCACTATCTGTTGTCGCAGTATATGTAATAAAAGAATTAGCATAAGTAAAGGCTCCCCATCACTGGAAATTATCCAGTGGTGGGGAGTTTTCGTGCGTTTATAGGCTTATGGATCCACATCAATGCTGACACCAGATTTTAGTTCGACGGTGATGCGGTCATCCCAGATGGTTATCTGCTTAACCCAGCGTCGCACCAGTGCTTCATCGAATTCTGTAAGGAGAGTGGTCTGTTGCGAGATGTAATCCTGCAGGTCGTTAATTCGCTTTATCTGTTCGTCCCTTACGGCGGTATCGACGGTTGTTTTCTGGCGAAGTTCTCGAAGCCTGAAGATCTCATCCGCTATTTCGTCGTAGTCCTCTTTGCTGTTGGCCTTCTGGATCAACTCTTGTTGTAGAGCCATCAGTTTTTCGTCAATGCTGTCTATGGTTGTTGCCTGCGAAGCTCGGATAACTGCGGCAATGTTAAGCTGGAGCTGCGCCTGATAGCTGCTTTTGTCACCGAGCATTTGATTGATTGCTTTGACGACAACATCCTGAAGAACCAGCTCATTGATGGTTCGAGCGTGGCATTCAAGTCCGGTGGATTCCAGCCTGCTGATGCAGCGCCAGACAATGGACTTGACGACACGGTTGTTCCAGTGGAGCCTTCGGAACATTTCACCGCATTCTCTGCAGATGACGATTTGGGAGAAGCAGTGGTTACAGCTGTAGTTCCGTTTCTTACCGTTGGCGCTGGTTTTACCCACTCGCCTGCGGACAAGTTCTTCCTGTACCTGCAGATAAATGTCTTTCGGAATAATGGCTTCGTGGTCGCCTTCTACATAGTATTGAGGAACAAGACCGTTATTCTTAACTCTGGTTTTGTTAAGAAAGTCAGTGGTGTAGGTCTTTTGAAGCAGGGCATCACCGATGTACTTCTCGTTACGGAGAATTTTGTTGATGGTGCTTGTGTGCCACTTTTTTCCTCCGGCACCGGTAAGAATACCGTCACGCTCCAGACCGGCGGCAATCTTGTCCATACTGAGACCTTCTAAATATTCTCGATAAATACGCTTTACAGTTTCAGCCTGTTCTGGATCGATGACTAAATTCCCATCTGCATCTTTTGTATACCCAAGAAAGCGATTGTGGTTGATTTGTACCTTGCCTTGCTGGTAGCGATATTGTAAGCCCATTTTGACATTCTGACTTAAGGACTGCGATTCCTGCTGGGCCAGAGAAGCCATGATGGTAATAAGAACCTCGCCTTTGGCGTCCATTGTGTTAATGGACTCTTTCTCGAATAAAACTGGGATGTTCATATCCTTGAGCTGCCTTATATATTTTAGGCAGTCCAAAGTGTTTCTGGCAAATCGGCTGATGGACTTGGTGATAATCATATCGATGTTACCAGCGTTGCAGTCATCAATCATACGATTGAATTCTTCACGCTTCTTGGTGTTGGTGCCGGAGATACCATCATCAGCGTAGATTCCGGCAAATTCCCAATCAGGGTTCTTTTGAATATATTCTGTGTAGTGCTCGACCTGAGCTTCATAACTTGTCGCCTGCTCATCGCTGTCTGTACTGACACGACAGTACGTTGCGAATCGGAGCTTTGGCTTTTCTTCTTCTTGCTTTCGAGCGTTGTTTTCAACTTGTCGCCTTGCAGGAATCAAGGTCTCTCGGAAGACAAAGGACGTCATTTCTGGATTTGGCTCATCGTGAATCAGTCGATACAGAGAATGCTTGATTACCTTTTCTTTACTACCGGAGTCGGTATATTTATAAACATGGATCGGCAGTCCTGCGATGGACTCCGAAAGAATTCTGCCGCAGGCATAGACTGCAGTCATCTGTATGGCACTTCGTTCATTGACGGCTTTGCCAGAGTTGCTTCCACCGAAGAGAAAACGATAGGCGCTGCCATTGGTACTGTTGGTGGGCTTGTCTCTGGAAT